ATGGGATGCGCTAGGGCTCTACGCTGGCGATGATGGGTTAACCCCCGACTGCCCGCGAGCTCCCATGGAAGAGTTTTGCCAAAGTGTTGGCCAACTTATGGAATCAGACATTTATTGTCGTGGTCAAGTTGGGCTGCCATTCCTAGCACGGTACTATGGTCCGGGCATTTGGAATGGTGACCCATCTTCTATTTGTGATGTCCCTAGGCAACTCTCTAAACTCCATGTCACTACAACTTTGCCCAAGTCAATAACCCCTATGGTTAAATTGGCTGAAAAACTTACTGCATATAGTTATAGCGACGCTAATACCCCCATTATAGGGGATATAGCCAGGCATTTCATTAAAACCTTCCCTAGTCTAGTTCCAAAAGATTTAGGTCTTGGAGCTCTTCGCGGTGTCGCATATTACCATGCTGACAATCGCAGCGGAGTCCAATACCCTAATGAGGACAGTGATTGGATGAAGAGTTTTGTGGCAACTAAGCTACCGACCTTTGATTGGAAACTTTTGAAGACTTGGTTGCGACGTGCTGTTACGCCGTATGTTATGCTTCGACCACCTTTGTGTGTAGAGTTTAAAGACACGCCCGAATGTCCCAAAGCGAGTGTTGTAGTAGCAGATAATGTGATCACTGTGAAACAACAACCCCCATCTGGTTTTATACCAAAAGACGCCATGAGTCCTAGTGACTTTGCTGCTTGGAGGGCTCGCACAACTTGCAAACGTTGGAAAGCAGGGAATTGTACACGTACACCCTGTGATTTCAAACATTCCAACTAAGCATTTCCGTGGTTTTAACCGGGACGCACATCCGTCCCGGACGTAAAATAATTATTAATTTTTCGTAGTTACACGTTAAACAACTATATGCACTCTCGTCTCTATTCTTTCTACTCTGACTATTTGCTGTATTTTCCATCTTCTCCACACCTAAGTTTCCCACAATTTGTTGAGAAATGTCGAAATCCTCAATTTCTGCTGGCCTTTCGGCGCTCGGTGCGGCTCTTGGATCCTCAGTGAGGAAATCTGGTAAGAAGAAAAGTAAGACGATTAAGAAGAAAGCAAGTTCTAAGCAATCTTTACTTATCACCCCCCTCTCAGCTGGTTCCAACAAACAACAATCGGCTCCAGCTGGATATGGTTTCCCACATGATCGGCGATTAGGCTCTATGTTGCCCAATTTCCGTGTGCCATTTGACGTTACTGTTGGGGTGATAGCAACTAACGCTTCCAATGCTTGTGGCTTTTCGAACAATGCTGGTACAAATGTTACCAACAATATGGATATTAACCCTTTAGTTACGTTTGCTGGGGGTTACGTTTATCCTTTGGGTAAGGTCTTGAACACTG